ACGACGTGGACCGTATTGGAAAATCTCCTGCCCGCGCAAGAAGTTGCGCGACAGCACCACCGCTCAGATGAAACTAGGTCCCCTCAGCTGGAAAGTCGGCACCTTCGAGAACAGCCTTTTCAAAACCGGCACCACCCTCATCATTGATGAGATCAGCCAAATGCCCCCCGGCTACGTCGATTTGTGCCTCATCCGAGATTCCACCATACAGTCAGTGATCCTCATCGGTGACGTCACACAAGGTGAATTCCACGAGTCCAACCCCGAAAGTTCTCTGAACTCCGAGGGCTCCGAGGCCCTTTACTTTAAAATGCCCGGCGCCAAGTATCGCCTTTTCAGCAACAGCATTCCCTGGGCCGTCTCCGACGCCATAGGCTTACCCACCAGTTCCACCACTCGTGGATTCATCAAGGTGGCTGTTCTTCCTGACAAGGCTTATCCCATCGTCCTCGCCAGCACCGGCGAGGCTAAACTTTACTCCGACCAGGGTTTCGACGCTTTCACTTTCGGAACTGTTCAGGGCCAGAGATATGATGACAGACCAATCCAAATTTCTCTCAGCAATGCTTCAGCTCAAGTCGTTTCTCGCGGTCATTTCATCTCTGCCATGTGCCGATCCAACATCGGTGTCATTTTTATTCAGTCCGGCACGCAACAAGCCGTCCGAAGCATTTCCACAGATCCCTTCCTTTCCGGCCTCTTCTGTGGGAAGAATCGCTTCAAGTATGAGGACTTGTTCCGCGATGAGCTCCAAGGTTTCAACCTCTGGAAACCTCCCGGTCTGCATCTACCTCAGATTTTCAGACCTGCGCCCTCTGCCTACAATCACCAACCCGGCAGAAACTTCACAACCTTCCGCGGCGCTATCGAACTTCCCATCTTCCGCGCTCCCGACTCACTTGTTGCCCTACTCACCTACGGTGATGAGGAACTGCCGCCTCACGTCGAACACGACTCTTCCATCGAACGCGGTCCTCCCACGTCCGGCTTTGAGGAGAGTGAGGAATTTCTCATCCAACAATATGGTGAGATACCCTCCCGAGAAGAAAGAGAGGCATATCACCGTGGTGAGCAGAGCAGACAATTCGATGATTCTCCTTGGTACGTCAAACAGGGTCTTCCTTCCACGAATCTTGAGCAATTGTTCCCGCGCCAGAAGAACGACGACCTTGTCACCGCCAGTGCAGCCATCGAGAAGCGTCTCCGATTTGCCACCGAGAATCTCAACCGTAAACGTTACGAGTCACGAACTTTCATGGGCCCCATCCTGTTTCTCGGCTACTGCTCTGCCACCGGCATTAAACCCAACAACGTCCCGGCCTTCGACGAACTCCTGTATACCCAATGCATTCACGAAAATGAGTTTGTCAAGCTAACGAAGAAAACTCAGCAGACTCTCATGAACAACGCTGATCGAAGTGATCCCGACTGGCGTGCCACTTTCGTCCGCATTTTCGTCAAATCTCAGTTGAAAGTGAAGCTGGAAACCCTAGGTTCGCCCTTCAAACCCGGCCAAACCTTGGCTTCCTTCCAAGACGCCGTCATTCTCGTCACAGGACCCATGACACGCTATCTCACAATCGTGGCTGACAAATTATACCGACCAGGGTTTTACTACCATCCCGGCCATTCAGCTCTCCAGATGTCTTCCTGGTGCCAGAAACATTGGACCGCCCAGCCCCTCAACGGCACCAATGATTATTCAGCTTTTGATCAATCACAGACTGGTGAAGCCCTTTCCCTTGAAGTTGTGAAAATGCGTGTTTTTAACATACCTGAGCACATTATTCACTATTATGAAGAACTGAAACTCACCCTCACCTGTCAGTTCGGATCTTTGGCCGTAATGCGCTTCACCGGCGAAGGACCGACTCTTCTCTTCAATTCCGATTTCAACACCGCCCTCATTGGCTGCCAGTACGAGATGCCACCCGACACTCCTCTCATGGTCGCCGGTGATGACTCAGCTATCAACGGTGTTTTCCCCGAGAAGAAGAGTTGGCGCCGTGTCAAACGGTACCTCACCATAGAGGCAAAACCCGAAAGCATGAAGACGGCCTCCTTCTGTAGCTGGCTCATTACCCCCGATGGCGCCATCAAAGAACCTCGAGTCGTTCTCGC